CCTGCGTATGATGGGGACATTCTGCTGCTACCGCAGCAATCCTGGGCATTCGCAGTCACATGGCAAAAAGGGATTCTCTATATCGGCCCGATGACTCAAAAGGTGCAATGGTCATTGGTTCGAGCATTTACGACGTACCACTGCTTCCGTACGAAAGGCAGCTAATTGCAACCATTGGGATAACCGAGGAAGAGTATCGAGCATTTACGTCTGAGGTCAGAAGACGTGGAGCATTAAGACCAGCGGAGTATGAGCATATCCCTGATGTTCAAGCAACAATACCAGGACTCGATGTAATTTTAGTAAATTTAGCAATTGGGCTTGTTTTAGGTGGTGCCGCATATTTATTAACACCAAAGCCAAAGATGGCACGCGCTCAAGGCGGTGGTGTTAAAGATCTTGGCAGCATTACAGGGGCCAATCGTTTTACGCCTTCACGCGGCTTTGAAACGCTTGCAGAGTTAGCAGATTATGCTTCGCCTGTTCCCATAATCTTTGGGATGTATAAGAACGATATTGGCGGAATATTAGTTACGCCAAAGCTGATCTGGTCGCGGATGTTTAGCCATGGAACGTCGCAAAGAGCCAAGCTTATGTTTGTTGTTGGCGAACAGGGCGTTAACGATATTGGGGTTGACAAACCAGAGCTTGAGGGGATTTTTCTGGGAAACAATGCGCTAGACGCAATTTTTGAGGATAATTTTGCTTTTTACTGGCACAAGGCATCTTTTTCAAGCGACTTTCGCATTCAGGGAAGTGACTTACAATATGGAACGCAAGGCTCCCTTGACTCTGGCGATCCAGGAGTAGCCGGAAATGTTGATGTTTTTGATGTTGAAAATCCAGAAGGCATTGAGCCTAATCAACTTTTTTGTCATGCTTACACCCCTTCTAATTCTGCAGTGTTTGGGTGTCACAGTCCGATTGCAAACGGGACAAACTTTAGGGTCAACTATGAATTAAATCTTATCGCAGAAGATAGCGATCAAGACCAGAAAAAAGTAGTTGTAATGCAACGAATGAAAGTAATGGGGGAATCTGGAGCGGTTAATGATGGCGAGTCTTTTAGAGATCGAAAGATCATTCCAAGGAATGCAGATAAGGATGAGCGAAATCGAATCATTGAAAAATTTCATGATGGCGCTGGAAGAAACTACAGCCCTCGGATGGGAATTATTGAGTACAACGGCACAAGTAACGACGACACTAACAACACATTATTTATCAAAAAAAGATTTAAGACTGTAATTACAGACGTAGCAAAGGGTGACACAATTGTGTTTTCAATAAAAAATTCAAGGATGACTCAAAATTTTTACCAGAGAGAAGAAGGAGGAGCACCTGTTGACGACATAAATTCAACAGTCGTCTCACTGCAAGAGGAGGCTGATAGTGCAATGCAACTTGGTGAGCACTTTATGATTGGTGGAAGCATTTGGAAAGTAACACGCAGAAAATTGCAAAATTTTGAGCCCACAGAGAGCAATGGAAAAGATCAAAGAATAACAATGGAATGCGTAGACATATCAACTTCAATATTTAAAAAGATTGGAATTGTGAGTAAAAAATTGGTTATTGAGCCACAGGGCGATGGCAACGAATTTATAGGAGATAGCGGCGTTGGCGATCAATCGATTGGAGTTGGCGAGGGATTTTTCCCTTTAACGCAAGTTGCAATTGCAACTATTAAGAACAACAGGCCAGCATTTATCACTGAGATTGGGCTTAAAAGCACTGTGTTTCAGCGCTTGAACGGGCTGTGCAATTTCCAAAATTTACCTGATCAAGAAGAGGTAAAAAATTCTGAAAAGAAAAACATTCAAATAAACAATGGAACGATAAGCGCAACAATCCGTCGTTCTTCGATGTTTAGGATTTATGTCAGAGACGCTAGGGACAATGGATCAACTTTTGCACCGTTTCCTCAGATCTTTGTAATCCAGGGTCAAAGCTCAAGCGCCCAATATAATTATATAAAATTTATCAATGAAGATCGGGAGCAGCGTCAACTTGAATTTAAATTTGTTCCTTTTCCTTGTTCTGAGTTTAGAGCAATTGCAGATACGGACAGATCACTTACATTTGTTGTTTTAGATCAATCAGCAAGTACTGCTAACGCGGCTGTGCCTAACACAGTTACGTTAGGCCCTAAAACGCTTACTAATGGTCTTAATATTCAAATTAAAGTTTCTGGCAGAAGCTTTACCGACAAAAGAGGCCTTAAAGGCAATAATGAATTTAAAAGAGAGCCTAAAACAATCTCTGCTGTTGAAGAACCTACATATCCAGATGGAGTCACTTTCCATTCTCCATCTCCTGCGGTAGTAAAGGGAAGCATTGCAGAAGTTGGTGAAATTTTGGGGAGGCCAAGTACAGGGCGAAACATTGCAAATGCAGGCATTACCAAGGGCAAACTTTCTGCTTTTTTCTATGCAATTGCTGGCAGTGCCAGCACACCAAGCGTGAGGAATGGAAAGTATTTTTCTATTCAAACAGTTGAATACATAGACGGCCAGCAAGGTAAATGGCTTCATTTGGAATGGAAACTCAGAAAAGTAAAAAATGACTCTGGATTAGCTCCTAACGAAACTCACCGCTGGGCATTTGACGACAGTACCGGCGACTCAATAGTTACTGTTTTGGGCAGCGGTGGCGGGTTTTCTGCTAAAGACATAATTGAAGTGAAGAGAGGATCTGAAGGTACTGATGTTGCAATTGGTCAGTCAAATTATCCAAACACAAATCCTTTCGTTAATAACCACCCTGAGGGAACGATGACGTTTTCAGGCATGAAGCTGGTGGTAAATACGATTTCTAAAAACATTGATTTAGCCGCTAGATCGCAAGCATGGCGGTATGAAGTTTTTGGAGCAATAGGCAATCTTAAAGTTGACAAAAGAAAAACTGTTTCAGGGTTTGTTTTTAATAAAGGCTCGAAAAAAATTACTGTCAACCTGACGGCTAAAGTTACAAGATTTACCGCTCCAATTGTCGGTCAGTATTTTGGCTGGACAATTGGCAAGGTAACGCAAGTTTCCGAGGGAACAGACACAACAAAAGGTGAATGGGAAGTCGGTGAAGTATTTTCGGACTTTCGGACTGTAAGCAGTAATAATCCATTTCGGACTTTGTATGGCGCTGTTGGACAAAACTATGAAATTAGCAGCGTTAAGTCAGAACGAACCACCGACCCTGTTAGAAGCTCAAAGCTTGACTTTGCAGAGCAATCGCAAGTTTCTGACATAAGCGCATATCGCAATTTTGTTGAAAAATCGAACAATACGGCCCCTGAACACGAGATTGTTTACATCAACGAGGTGCAGATTAATGACAACATTGCCAATATGTTTAATTTAACTCTTGCTGGTTTTTCACTTAAAGCAGGACGTAATTTTACTGCTCTTGATCAAATGCGAGTGTGGCTAAAGAACGGAATACCAGTGGAGCGGTTGCATCCAACAGTTGGTCTTGCGGGTTCTTTTTACGGCGATACTGCAAGCCATGGCCCTAGCAATTTGCTGACAGACTTGATGTATTTTATGTTTACGGATCAAACCGCTGGAGCGGGTGGCTTGCTGGGAATGGACGGCAACAGAAGTTACATGGTCGAAAGAAGCGATTTGGTTTCGACCTCTAAGTTCCTTGTAAAAAACAATTTGTTCTTTAATGGTCCAATCGTTGAACGTACCAATTTACGGCAGTTCTTTAGTGATATTGCGCCAAGCTTCTTATGCAATTTTTCAATAGTTAACGGGAAGTTCTCGTTAAAGCCTGCTTTTCCAGTCAAAAGCGATGGAACCATAAGCATAGACTCTATTGATTCAGAAGCTTTTTTCACTGCCGGAAACATTCTTGAAGACAGTTATAAGATTGAGTACCTTGGAGCGGAAGAGCGTCGAGCATTCAAGGCTGTCGTTCGGTATAGGCAAGAACGCGCTAATCAATTACCTGAAGAGGCAGTTGTTGAGGTAAAAGGAATTGATGGTGAGGGCACTTACTCTTCTCCTGGAACTAGCTTGCTACCTCAAGAAGAATTTGATTTGACCCAATTTTGCACTTCAAGAGATCACGCGGTTTTAGTAGCCAAATACTTTTTGGCACTAAGAGCGTATGTGACTCATACGATTAACTTTTCTACAACAGCAGAAGGATTAAACATTGGCGCTGGATCTTTTATCAAAGTAACGACAGAAGCAACTCCGTACAACTCTGCAAATACTGGAACGGTTGATGCTACTGGCGTAATTACAAGCGTGCGGGATATGCCAGATGGAGATTACCTTATTACTTATTTTAGATCAAGCGATGAAGAGATTGAGACTGGAAATCTTAAAGTGTCAGGAGGCAAAGTAAATGATTCTACTTATCACAATATTTTGTTTACTGTTGCTGTTAGCGAAGTGTCTCAGAACATCTATGTTGTCGAACAATTGACCTTCTCTCAAGACGGAATCGTTGATATTGTTGCTTCTGAGTATCCTTGCGACAGTGAGCAGCGAAGTAAAATCGCCTTAGCGGTTGTAAGATCAGCTGGTTGGAGCGTTCAGTCATGACTTTCCCAATCACTAAGGCAGGACGCACAGCACCATTTACGCTGGGAGACTATTTGGTGCCAAGTGCTCGCACTTTTGAGTCAGGCGACTATCCGATAAAAACTTACAAGGCTCAAAACGGCGCTGAGCACAGGATTTTGTATGGCAGTAATCGTACAAATATGAAGCTGTCGCTTACCTATGCAAACATTCTTGACGCAGATGCTGAGTTATTTTTAGACCATTACGACACGGTTCAAGGCACGTTTCAGACTTTTGCTCTTGGAAACGTCAATGGATTCAACCCAACTCGTGGTGGGTGGGAAGGCAATAATGACGCTTTAGGCGCTCAAACCCATGGCAATAACTATCGCTATGAAGGGCCACCACGTGTTGCGCAAGTGGCCTCTGGCCGTAGCACTGTTACAGTGAATCTGATTGGCGTTCTCTGATGGCTAATTTTACTGGTGCCACAGGCAAGCTGTTTCTGAACAACACGGCTGACAACAATGATCCTGGCACTGAGATCGCCAAGGTACAGAACTGGAGTTTTAGTACGTCTGTATCTTTAGTTAGCACAAAAACACTGGGTCAAACAGATGATGTCTTTACTCCTGTAGCAAGGTCAACGACCGGCAGTTGTCGAATATTGTATTACCAAGAGACTTTAGGCTTGAAAGACCCTAACAATAGTGCAAGCACTTTTTTGAACAAGGTCCTTAAACAACGTGATAGTGCAGCTGACATTCTCAATGGCGCATCACTTGACCAAAATGATTCTAACGTTTCAACAAAAACGTTTCGCATTCGGTTGAAAATTGACGACGGAACAACCAACGGCAAGTTTATTGACATGAGGGTTTTCATAACAAGCATTTCGATGTCGATGTCTGTTGGTGAGGTGCTAGCAGCAGACATCCAATTTCAATGCCAAGGCGCTCCGGTTGCGGTTGACATCTGATGAGCGTTTACCTAGGCACATTCGGAGAAGTTGAACTCAGGCGTGAGTTTGATGGCACTAATTTAAGTGCGACTATAGCTTCTGGCGATATAAATGCTTCTAGTAAAAGATTCAGCTTTGTGTTTGATTTTGATCAAAGACAACTCATAAGTGGCGATCAGATTGAAATTACGAGTGACAATGGATCGTCTTTAGCTTTTATCTCAGGCTATACGCAGTCAAGCATCAAAAAGTTTATTCATGTAGATGAAATAGGCGGAATTCGCCTTTACAACAGTTTCGCTCATTCTGTAGTAGGTGGGGTTGCTAACGCAATAGCTTTAGCCGATTTCTCTGGCAGTATCGACGTCAAGATAGTTGTTGAAAATACGGACTTTAGCGTTTTAGCAAGAGTTCAAAATTATGAATTAAACACTCAACGGGATACTGTAGACGTAACGGCCTTATCTGATCAATTCAAGAACAATATTGCAGGACTAATTTCAGGCTCTGGACGTATGGCTTGCGAGTGGGAGTACACAGGAGATACCGTAAAAGAGCTTCCAAATTACTTGCTAGAGTTGCTACTCAGGACAAAAGTTGGAAGCACCTTTCGAGCAAGATTTTATATAAAAACAGCAAACTACAATCCAGCAAATCATGCATCGGGCAGTGATGATGCAATATGGTATGAGTTTGAGGGTGTATTGACTGCGTGTGCAGTTCAATTCACGCCAGCTCAAATTGTTCAAATAACTGCCGATTTTATTACGACAAGTGAAATCCAGCTAAGAATGGACCTTGATGTCAGAGACGACATCCTTCAAGAGAACTCAGACAACGTGCTTCTTGAGCAAGGTTCCGGGGCCAAATTGAATTTGGAGCAAGTTTAGGGATGGCTCTATGATGGGAGCATTCGTGGTCTTCCCTAGAGCTTCATGGCTGACCTTAAAATTTCCGAGCTTCCAGCATTACCCGGCAGTGCTTTAAATACCGCCGATCAACTTGCCATCGTTGACGGGTCTGCAAGTGAGACCAAGAAAATCACGGTTGGCGACTTGATAGCAAACGGACTAACGGTTATCAGCAACGACTCGATCCCAGGGTCGAAAATTTTGTTTGATGCTGGAGGTATTGTTACTGTAGACTTAGCTGATTCGGCAATTACTAATGCCAAAGTTGCTGACAACGCAATTACTGCGGCAAAAATTGCAGACGAATCTATTGTCGACCTAGTCACAACACTTCCATCTTCTGGTGGATTCACAGGTCAATTAGCTCTAGATACTGATGACAACAAGCTTTATATTTGGAATGGAGCATCTTGGGTTAGCACTGTTGCACCTGGATCTGTTAATGCTTTTTCCGACACAGCAGCGGGCATTATTAATATCACCACAACTGTAAGCAGTGGAACGGCAACAGTCACAGCTTCAATCGATAACACTGCTTCTGCAGCACAGTTTTTAGCTGGACCTGTGGGATCTGGTGGAACGGTTGGTTATCGCACAATTGATGGCGGTGACTTGCCGACTGCAACCACTTCGGCAAAGGGTGGCGTCATTGTTAATGGTGGTGGACTTACTTTAAGCACTGACACGATCCAGATTGCCAACAGTGTCAGTGCTAGCAGCGTTAAACATCTTGTTACTTATGATGCTAATGGTTTAATTACTGGCGGCAGTGCAATTGCGTCGTCAGATCTTCCTGTTGC